TTCCAAGGTATTAATGAGCAATTTGTTGAACCACATGAACACGTAATCTGTTTCATTTTAAAAATTCCTTTCTGTTTTCTGATTTTTAATATCTCGGCTCGAACTTGCTACACGCAAACATTGCCTGCGTCTGTCCGGTTCTCTGGTAGCAGGTCTCTTTTTCTTTCATTTCCACCTGAAACCCACCGCCCAGCACTGGCTGGATGGTCGTACTCCCGACCGTTCCGTTCCAGTTCCGGCACAACGCACAGACTCGATCTGTTTTCCGCAATCGTCCCTTTGCCATAACGATGCCTCCTTTCTTACTAAAAGTCATATTTTTTCTATTTTTCATTGAAATTCTGCGTCATTTGCAATTTCTATCCCTATTATACAATTCGTCCAAGACAGACGGCTGTCCGTTCAAATAAAATTTACAGGATTCTGTTCTTTTTTTAGTTCCGCACGCTGTTTTGTCCCATTTTACAAAAAGAACTTGTATGAACCATAAAAATATGTTATAATACAAAAAAATCAAAAAACGTACAAGCAACAACCACTTCGGGGTAGAATTTGTATGTTGGGAAGGACAGAAAAACATGAACTTTTTAGAGAAACGCATTCAGAAAGACGGCATCGTCAAAGAGGGAAACATCTTAAAAGTAGACAGCTTCTTGAATCACCAGATGGATGTAGCGTTGTTTCGGCAGATGGGGGAGGAGTTCCAGAAACGGTTTGCCGGAAAGCAAATCAACAAGATTCTGACCATTGAAGCATCCGGCATCGGCATTGCCTGCATTGTTGCAGGATGTTTCGGCGTACCAGTGGTATTTGCGAAGAAGTCCAAGAGTGTCAATATTGACGGTGCTGTTTATGTGGCAGAGGTGGAATCGTTTACACACAAGTGCAAGAATCAGGTCATTGTGTCCAAGAAGTTCCTGCATCCGGAAGACCGGGTTTTGATTATTGACGACTTCCTTGCAAATGGTTGTGCTTTGCAAGGTTTGATTTCCATTGTACAGCAGGCAGGAGCAACCGTAGAGGGCATTGGGATTGCAATTGAAAAGGGCTTCCAGCAGGGCGGAAAAATCATCCGCAATTTAGGCTATCAGTTGGAATCGCTTGCCATTGTGGATGCAATGGATGCTGCAACCGGAAAAATTCAGTTCCGTTCGCAGGAAACAGGGGAGGCAGCGACCGCAGAATGAAACAGAAAACAGAACATCAAAAGGGAACAGTAGAAAACATCTATCAATTAAATGGTACTGTTCCGATTGTAAAAGCAATTCCATTCGGGCTGCAACACATTCTGGCAATGTTTGTTGCCAATATTGCCCCGATTCTCATTGTTGCGAGTGCCTGTGGACTGAGTGACCAGAATACAGCGATGCTGATTCAAAGTGCAATGTTGATTGCCGGAATCGGAACGCTCGTGCAGCTATTTCCGATTTTCCATAAGATTGGTTCAGGCTTGCCGATTGTCATGGGCATTAGCTTTACATTCGTTTCCATTCTCTGCTTTGTCGGGACACAATACGGCTATGGTGCAATTATGGGGACGGTTCTCATCGGCGGTATTATCGAGGGCATTTTAGGCTTGTTTGCAAAGTACTGGCTGAAACTGATTGCTCCGATTGTGTCCGCCAGTGTCGTAACTGCCATTGGATTTTCGCTGTTGTCGGTAGGGGCAAACTCTTTCGGCGGCGGCAGCGGCAGTGAAGATTTCGGCTCTGTCCAGAACTGGATTTTAGGCAGTGTAACCTTGCTTTGCTGCATTCTGTTCCATATCTTTGCGAAGTCCTATTGGAAACAGCTTTCCGTTTTGTTTGGCTTGGTAGTCGGATATCTGTTGGCAATTGCAATGGGTTCTGTAGATTTCTCCGCCTTGAAAGACACCAGTATTTTTGCTGTTCCGCATCTGCTCCCATTTAAAATGGAATTTCATCCGGATGCGATTCTTTCTGTTACGTTGATTTTCCTAGTTTCCGCAACAGAAACTATCGGCGATACTTCTGCTCTGGCAGCCTCTGGTTTGAATCGGGATGTCACCAAAGAAGAAACATCCGGTTCGATTGCCTGTGATGGCTTTGTCAGTGCATTGTCCTCCGTATTTGGTTGTCTGCCAATTACTTCATTTAGCCAGAATGTCGGATTGGTTGCCATGACGAAAGTCGTCAATCGGTTTACCATTGCAACTGGAGCAGGCATTATGATTTTAGCAGGCATCTTTCCATTCTTTGGGGCATTGCTGGCAACGCTGCCGGATGCCGTATTGGGCGGTTGTACCATTATGATGTTTGGAACAATTGTTGTCAGCGGCTTGCAGATGATTAGCAAGTGTGGATTCTCGCAGCGAAATATTACCATTGCAGCGTTGTCCCTGAGCATTGGTCTGGGATTCACACAATGTGCAGATTTATTCCGGATTTTTCCGCAGATGGTACAAAATGTATTTGCACAGAACTGCGTTGCAGTCGTCTTTTTGGTTGCGATTCTTTTGAATTTGGTGCTGCCAAAAAACATGGATGTAACGATTCCATCAAAATCTGAGTCGTAAAGAGAAAAAACAACAGAAAATTAGAAGAAACCAGCAGGAAAAAAGAACATTCCTGCTGGTTTTTTTATGACGAAAAAATGCTACTGTTTGCTGGAAAAATCCCTTTAAAATTCCAGAGATTCCAATAAATTCTTATTTTTTATTGACATTTTGTGGGACGTGTGGTACAATAAAGGCAGGAATAATCGTTCAGATTTGTATATTTAATACAAAAATTCAAGTTTTTTCGTGAAATTATCACTTGAATTTGTAAGTTTGGAAGAAAGGGGCACGACGATGGTTTGTTTCAATTGTAAAGAGCAGCTTCCGCCAAATGTGACAGAATGTCCATTTTGCCATGCAAAAATCACTGCTTCTCAAAAAGCATCCAAAAAAATTCTGATTCTAATTGGTGTAATTGTGATGCTGTTGATTGGCATCGTCAGTGTAACAATTTTAATTTTCCAGCAACTCTTCATGGATACAATGGATTATCTGGAAAAAGAAAACTATTCCGCAGCAGTGGAGCAGTTCAACAAACAGGCAGAACCATTGGACGAAGAAACTAGACAGGCATTTCAAGATGCAGTAGAAACTTTAAAAAATCGCTATATAACGGGAGAAATCGATTATAATCAGACAAAACAGTCCCTAGACCTTTTAAAAGAAGTTCATGATTCCAGTTTGCAGGCATTCATAACCTCTGCCGAAGAAGAAGTAGCTGCGGTAAAATCCGGTAGAGAACATTATGAAGATGGAGAAACGATTTCCAAAGGAAATGAACAAGCTGTATCGTCCTTGCAAAATGGTGAAACATCGAATGTAGTCGATCAGACGATACAGGACTTTGAACAGGCATTGGATGATTTTAGCAGCGTTTCAGAAAAGGATGTTGCCTATTACGAAAAGGCGACCGCATCTTTTCAGAAAACATTGGAACAATATCAAACTTATCTGCTGGCTGCTTCAGATTCCTACCAAAAACAAGAAGATTATGAATCCGCTTATGCACTCTTGAACAATGTTCCGCAGATGAATTATTTGTGTGAGGACACGGATTTTGTACAGACCTGCTCCGACCGGAAAACATCTGTTTTGGAAGAATGGGTGGATGCATTGGCGACGAAACATCTTTACTTTTCCGATGGTGGAGCATTGCCGATTGCAAGAAGTTATGGACTGGAAACGCTGGATTCGTCCTATGACCTTTCCTCCAAAATACAGGAGGGAATCCAGTGGGAGAAAAAACATCTTTTATCATTGATCAATGACGAACGGCAAAAGCGAGGCATGTCCTTGTTAATATGGAACGATTCTTTAGAATCTTTGGCAATCCGTTCGTTAGATGCCGTGGATTTATCTGCCTGTGTGAATGCGGCTGCGGCAAGAAAAGAGGAGAATACAGATGGATTATTGGTCAATCATCTTGCGGAACATGCGGCGGAAGAAAAATTAAGAGAAATTGCAGGCGATAGCCAAGCTTATTTCAACGATTCCGCCGGCTATTACAGTGCAGAACAGTTCTTTCAAGATTCTGCGGAACTCCCGGAAATTCTCTTTCGGGATGATGTGCAGGAAATTGGGTTGGCACTGATTTATGATTATGATGTCAATTTAATTCAATGGCTTGTTCTCACAGAAGCGTGAGTGTATAAAGCAAAAAATACAATGAGGTGATTATCATGAAAAAATGGGTAAATGGATTGGCAATTTGTGTGGCAATTGCAGCTTGCTTTGGAACAGGGGTTACAGGTCACGCAGATGAACCAACAGATGGAAATCTTGGAGAAGAAGTGGTATCCACTACGACATCTACGACAGAACCAGAACCGATCAACAGCAGCACAGCGACAGAAACGACTGCACAGACAGAATCAACCGCAGAGTCAACTTCATCGACTTCTGGAAGTGAAACTGGTGAAACTTCTGAAACAAGTACAGAAACCTCCATGTCTAATTCTGAAACAACATCAACCAGTACGACAACATCACAAACAACTGCACACGAAACAACGACTTCAAAAAGTGGCACGACCGTAACAAAGCCGCATCAGACTGGAACGGTTACGAAAGTCACACAGGCGAGCGGCAACGGGGAAAACGGAAAGCTTTCCGGAACAACCGTTAAGGGCAATGGCAAGAACGGAACTTTGAAAGAGGAAAACAAAGAGCCAATGAACACCGGTGATTATCTTCTGCGTACCATTGTCCCCGTTGCGATCACTTCCGCAGGAGTAGCATTGATTTCTATCCGGAAAAAGAAATCAGAAAAACCATCAGAACCATCAGAAACAACATCGGAAGCGTAAAGAAAAGGAGGAAATCAATATGCCGAATATGATGCGATGCCCCCACTGTGGTGAAGAAATTGATATGTCAGAAGAGCCGATCTTTTGCGAATATTGCGGAGGAAGCCTTTTGGATGTGAGAACAGTCAATGATGATCGGACGGTTCTTGCACCACCGCCAGGACCGATCACTAATGACTGGATACAGCAACATCCGATACTGGACGAAGCAGAACAGGAACATTCGTTTGCACCAGAGGAATTTGAAAAGCCAGCGATGGCAGCACCGAAAGAATATCATTATGTCAAGTAACGAAAAGGGAGATTGTACAGATGCTGAATCAAATCCGTTGTCCTTACTGCATGGAAACAATTGATTTGTCCAATGAACCAATTTATTGTGAAAACTGCGGAAAAGATATCTCGGAAGTTTACCATCATCTGATGCCAAATGCGGTAAAACCTTCTCCACTTCCGTCTGCCGCATACCATGGTGGAAAAAGTCGTGGAACACGGAAGCCTTGCACGTATCATGAGCAAATCGTGAATTCCCCTAAGGGATCAAAGGGGGGCAGCGGCAGGCTTTTTGGTGAAAGTCAAACAAATAGAATGAATGGTTCTAAAGAATCAGAACCATTGGAAATGAAACAGTCAAAAAACAATAATAATAAGGAGCATTTAATTATGGGATCAAATTATGCACATAAAGTTACTTATAGTTTGGACGTTGTATTCTGCATTGACTCTACCATGAGCATGCAGTATATGATTGGAGAGGTTACACAGAATGCCTTGCATTTTTACGATGACCTTGCAAGAAAAATGGAAGAAATGGGAAAATGTGTAGATAAAGTCCGGGTTCGAATCATTTCATTCCGGGACTATAATCATGATATGGATCGTTCGATGGAAAGCACACGCTTTTTTGAATTGCCGGAAGAAAAGGAAAAATTTGAACGAGCAATGAAGAGCATCACGGTATTTGGTGGTGGGGACGATGCAGAAAGCAGCTTAGAAGCATTGGCATATGCCATTCGTTCTGACTGGAGAGCAACTACTGATCGGTATCGCCAGGTCATCGTTCTTTGGACAGATGATGAACCGCATCCGCTCAACGATCGTTCCTATCAGAGAAATATTTATTCTTCGCTTCCGAACAATGACCCGGCTCGGTATTATCCTTCTCGTGAACTTCCACGGGATTTGTCAGAACTTTGTGACTGGTGGGAAGATCCAGATCTGGGTTATATTGATCAGACTGGCAAGCGGCTGTTGCTGTTCTCTCCGTTGCAGGTCGAAGGAACGTCTGGGCCAAAAGCATCCTATGCATGGGGCGAAATACGAGACTGGTCTAATGTCATTCATAGAAATGTAAGTTCTACTGGAAACCTGCAGGAACTGGATTACGATGTAGTTGTTGAAACAGTTTCAAAATCTGTTTAAGAAAGCAGGGTAGTTTCTGATGCGTGATATGTTAAGGCCGCTGGCAATTCAAGATTTAAAAAAAAGTGCAGAAGACTGCTATGCAGTTGGAACATTGAACTGTTTTTGTTACATGGGTGTTTTTGATGGCTGTGGCGGTCTTGGCTGCCAGCAGATTTCGTTTCAATCAGAGGCGTTCCCAAACCATACGAGTGCATGGATTGCTTCTCGCATTGGTGCAGCTGCTGTAGAATCGTTTTTTCGGGAAAATGGCAATCAGTCATTTTCCCGTGAAACGGTTTTAGAATTGGAGCAGGTTTTGAATGAAACCTTTCAGACCTTAAAGAAAAAATATTGGAAAGATGATGGCGTATCCGGAAGTATGCGGCGAAATTTTCCAACTACCGCCAGTATCATTGTAGAAAATCTGCAAGAGCAGAATGTATTCTTTTTGTGGTCTGGAGATTCCAGAGGATATTTATGTGACAAAGACGGTCTTGCACAAATAACGATGGACGATATTCGGTTTCATGCGACGGATGCCTTTGCCAATTTGTATCAAGATAGTGCGATGACAAAGCAATGGAATGCAGACCGTACCATTTCGGTTCACTGCAAGGAAATCAAAGAGATTTCGCCTGCTATTTATATTTGTGCAACAGATGGCTGTTTTGGATTTTTGTCTTCTCCGATGGAATTTGAACATATGTTATTATCCACTTTAATGGAATCCAATACTCCGGAAGAATGGAAAGAAAATCTGATTCAAAAATGGTTTGTCCATTTTGGAGATGATAGCACCATGACCATTCTGACAGTTGGATTTGAGCACTTTTCCGACTTGAAGATGTTTTATCAGGAACGGCTGAACACCATAGAAAAGATCTATGGAGGAAGCTTTTCTGATGAAATGAACATGCAAGAACGAGAACAACTCTGGCAAATATATCGAAAAAATTATTATCGCTTTGAAAATGAAGACGTTAGAAAGGAGCAGTAACAGCAAATGGAAGAATCCATGCAAATCGGAGCATATCAGCTATTATCTCCTTTTGAAATGAAAGACGGCGGGAATTGTGAATGGACATTTGCAAATAAAGATGGGAAAACCTATTTCATTAAAAAGATATCAGACCCTGTCTATCCAACCGCCTCTATGTCTGAGAAAAATAGAAAAAGAAAACAAAAAATTTGTGAAGATTTCAAAGAACGATCCGAACGGTTATTTCAGGCAATTCGAGATGCCAGCAAGGGAAATTCCATTGCCCCCATTGATTTCTTTGTCTATGATGGAAGATTTTACATCGTGACAGAAAAAGTAGATGCTGCGATTTCATTTGAAGAACTGTCCAAAAAATCGGAAGAACAAAAAATGATCATTATGAAAGTGCTTGCCTATGAAATGGGGGCATTGAGTGCGAAAAAAATTGTGCATTCTGATTTAAAACCGGGAAATCTTCTCATCAAAAAAACGATTGATGGATTTTATACGATAAAAATTATTGATTTCGGAGAAAGCTTCTTTCAAGATGCAGTACCCAATCCGGATGCTTTAAAAGGCGATCAGGTGTATTATTCACCGGAATTTGTAACTGCCATTAAAAAAGAAGAGGGGGAAGCCATTACGTCCAAATCAGATATATTTGCACTTGGCATCATCTTTCATGAGATTTTATGCGGGAAACGTCCGGAAACAGGAAAGTATCATTATTTATGTGAAGCGGTTTTGAATGATGAATCTGTTCAGATCAATCAAAACATTCCAAAAAAATATCATAGTTTGCTGAGAAATATGCTGAAAAAGTCACCGAAAGAACGATATTCTGCCGGGAAAGTATTCCGTTCTTTACAGGATATCGAAAAATTAGGATGAATGGGGAAAACGTAACGTCATGTGGAGATGTGAAAAGTGTGAAACAATGAACGAGGATTATTATGATTCCTGTTCGATTTGTCATTATGAAAAAAATAATCATGAAAAAAATAATCGTACAAAAACGGAAAGCAGTTCGGGTTCTTTCTATGATCATTGGGAAAAAGATCCGATCCCCAGAAAGTATCCCGTTTCGGATCGCAAATCAAAGAATGTTTTAAAAGTTTTAGTAATTGTAATGGTCGTTTTGCTTGTGATTTTTGGTTTTCTTTTCATCGCCTTGATTGCAATCAATCAGGAAGCCTTTGCGATTGCTTCCAATTGTGAAAATCGGATACAAGGGGGTGTCCAATATGTTCTGCAACCAATGCGGGAGATCCTTGCAGGATGACAGCAGGAAATGTAAATATTGCGGAAACAAAAGTTTGATTGAAAATGGTTGGCATGCAGACCCAGAAATGCAGGAACTGTTACAAGAACTGCATATTTCTTTTTCAGAACTGCCGGAACAAAAAATTATGTTACAGCCAGCTTTAGAAGAACCAAAAGAACAGACAACCGCAGAAGCTCCGATATTGGAAGATGCACTGCCAACCCAATCAACAACAACAACGACACCACCAGAAAGAACAGCAACTGCACCATGGAAAAATAAAAAAATAGTTGCTGCAATTGCAATCGTTCTTGTAGCTGGTATTGGAATCAGCAGTGGGATTCTATGCAAAGAACTAAAAAAAAATATCAAACCAGTGGAACAAGCAATCGAGTCAGAAACCACTGTAGAAACCACTACAGTCACGACCAATACGGAACTTTCCGAAATCGCCGTACCGATAGAAACAGCTCCAATAGAAACAACCACGGCTGTGATTACAACCACAAATGTAACAACTACAACAGAAGTGACCGAAACAATTGCACGACCAGAACAGCCGGAAATCAAAGGGTTTGGATGGAAAGAAGTACAAAAAGATAGCGGACTTGAAAGTGATGATTTAGAGCAGATTGAAAAAGATGTTTCTGACCCGAAAATGCGGAATATACAAGAGTATATGGAAAACAAAATAGAAACTGGCTATTTTGAATCAGAACCGATTGACACAGTAGATTTTTCTAATTTCAATTATGAGGAAGAGCATGACGAAGAGGACGACAGTGACGAGTATGATGCAACGGAGATTGTTATCACTTGGAATGGAGCGGATTATTCTTTAAAGTATCAAAAAAATAGCAGCACATTTGGACAGCAATATCAGTTGTTTCAGGAAAATCAAACAAACCCTGCCGGTTTTTTGTATGCTCTGAAATCTTATGATGAAAACGGATATGAAAATGAATATATTTTGCTGTATTTAGAAGATAGAAGCTATTTCTACATTGGGAAATTAGATTGGAAGCATGATTTTTATGCTTTGTATCTATGATATTTGGGCAAATAGGAGAGGGATGATTGGATTTTGTCTGAAAAGGAAACCATTCAAGCAACACTGAGAAAAATGGAAGAAGAAAGCCGTTCTTGTTTACAAGCAATTCATTCCGGAACAAGTGAATGGAAGGATGCCAAAAAAGAAGAATTTATTTCCAAGTGGAATCAGGTCATGGAAAAGGCAGAATCTTCTTATACCAGTGGGGAAGCTGCAATGAAAGCAATCGATGCATTCTTTTCCAAAGCAGAAGAACACTATCAATAAAGGCGGGGAGGTGTGCATTTGAACATTGATGGAAAAAGTTTAACGGCATCCAAATCTGCATTAAATGACTATAAAACCGCCATTGAACAGCTGCCGGATTCAGAAGCGCTAAAGCATGATTGCTTAGAACGTGCACAGCAGTGCCGAAAGGATGCAGAAGCAGAAGTTGCAGAGCATCAGCAGGAATTGGCACGGCAACAAGAAGTTTTTGCAGAAATGGAAAGAGAAATCCCACAAGTTCAGACATCCATTGGAAACTGCAATGAAGAAATTCAACACTTGCGAAATCGGTTATCCGATGCGGAAGATGATGACCAACGCAGTAGCCTTTATGAACAAATTCATGTGGCGGAAAATCGGCGGAGGAATTTGGAAGAGGAGCTGGAGCGTTGCGAGGAGAAAAAGAAAGTTGCACAGGAACGGATGGATGCAGAAACCATTCTGATAAAAAAATATCAGGAGAAGTGTGAGGAGTTAACAACGCTGTATCAGAATTTGGAGAGCAGCCTTTCCCAATATTCTGAAAATATGGTGCAGTATCGCTCCACAGTCACCGCAAAGGCAACGGACATGATGGGAGCATTAGACCAGATATCCAGTATTCAGCAGTCCTATGAAAACTTTTCACTTTCTGGTGGCGGCATAGGCAGCGGAGCAGGTGGTTTTTCCAGTGGAGCTGCTATGCTTGGCTCTGGCGGCGGTTCTGCTTCTGTTGGTTCAATCAGTTCCGCTGGAGTAGTTGGAGGAACTAAGCAAACTAGCTCCTCTATAAATAGTGTCAAAAGTTCTATTCCTAAGAGAACTTATCAAGAAACAGAACATGTAATCAAAGAAAAATTACCGAATTCTTATCATGATGGGAACATAGATAAATTATTTAATAGAAATGGTACGATTGAATTTGTAAAAAGTACGCCAAAAGGCACACAAAAGCCAGATCAATATCGTTTTTCCGGAAATACCATGTATATTAAAGAAGAAAAAAATTATAAAATTGAAAATGGAACCAGCAGTGTTGTGCAAAGCATCTCTAATCAGCTAATCAAAAGAATTGATTGTTTTTTTGGAGCAATTGTTCCGGCAAGTGTTTCTGGAGAGGAAAAAGATTCTAAGATAGAGAAAATGGACTTAGAATATATTATTGATCTTCATGGACATTACTATCATAAAGATGGAAGCCCTGTTTCGATTTCAGAATTGAATAGCATTCCAGAAAGAATTTATGAAAAAGTGAAAAATCATTTTGAACAGACCCATACAGGAAAAAAATTTGATGATTATATCACGATTCAAAATAATAACTTGTTTTCATTTGGAACCAATCGAATCTTAACTGGAATATAAAATGAATAAAATTAAAAGGATTGATTATGGCAATGATTGTAAACGCTACGACGATTGATGCGGCAATTGGTGGGGCAGAAATTTGTCTGCACGAATTGCAGTCCGCTGCAACCACCTTACAAAGCGAAGCCCCCAATGTCGGAATCGGACAGGAAGACGTTCATCTGCAACAATTTCTGGGGATTGTCAATCAATGCGTAACAGCATTGGAAGCCCCGCAGGCAAATCTGCAAAAAAATATTGGAACACTACAAACACTAGTGGGAATCGTAAGACAGATGGAATCGGCGTCGATTTCTTAAAAAGGAAAGGAAGCATCGATTATGGCAGATATTAGTGCACAGGCAATTCAGAAAGCCATCGACTTGTTAAATGAAACCATTCAGAATTTGAATCATTCTAGTTCTGCTTATGCAGAAAATAAGCGTCCGGACTGGAGAGATGAAATGGGAGCAGCTTATAATCAAACGGTTGATAATATCAGCAACCTGACAGAACTTCCGGTTCAAACTTTGCAACGGGCAATTCCGCAATTACAGGAATTAAAGCAAATCGTGCAGCAGTACGATAGTGTTAGTTTTTAACCAGAACCATGATTGAAAGGATAAAATAGAATGGTTCAAACAACAGAGATATTAAAAATCCTGCATGGAATGCAGCATGATTTACAGGCAATCGACCAGAAACATACGCTGCTGCTTTCTCACACAAAAGCACAAAAGGAAAAAGCAGATCAAGATTTAACAGCTGAAATTGCTGCTCAAGAGCAAGCTTTAAAAAAAGCGGAAACCTGTTTGATACAAACAAGAATTCAAATCCAGCAGGATTCTGACAAACAGAGAGAACAGTTCTATGAGCAAGCCAGACAGGAAGCTGTCTTGATGTCCTCTGTCATCGAATGTCTGGAAGAACGGCATATCTATTTGAAAACAAATGATAAGTATTTCAGAAAGTATCATACCAAAATGGCACCGACTTTGCAGCAGAAAATAGAAGCAGCTTATCAGGATGTGGATGACATTCTACAGGAAGCCAAATCGGTTTATGACATGCACGAAACCTATTTTTCCACGACTGGAAAATATCGGTTGCCGGTGATTATCAACGGGCTGAATTACATGCTCTCCTCAAAGCGAAAAGAGCTTTATCGGACGCTCATTGAATGCTATTCCCGTGCAATCTGTTTAAAAGAACAGCTAGAGAAAAACGAGTTTTTAGAGCGTAGTTTTCAAAAATTAAATCAAGACTGCCAAATGCAATTGCAACAGGCAGAACAGCAATATCATGCAGCAGAAATCAGAAAAGAGCAAGCTGTCAATCGCCTACAGAAGGAAACTGTTGAAAAAAAAGAAGCGATTCAGCAACAATTTCAAGATGCAGAGTTGCAGTTGAAAAAAAGTACGATGTCTTTGGTGCAAAATGCCATGCCATGGGAAACTTTTTTAGAGGCAGCCAAACTGATGGTGACATATCTGCGGCATTACGGGAAAATCAACAGCAATCATCAGGATTTATCGGGACTGCTTTTCTTAGGAATGGCAGAATATCACTATGGCGACGGCATTACATGGGACTTTTTAAAAAAAGCAGTCCATGACCGCTTTAAAAAAGTAGCAGTAAAAGACTTCATTCGTATGCCAATCACCATCAGAGAGATGGAGCAGGTGCATTTTTTTGTGGATGCAACTTCGATGGGTGCAGACCGAGCCGAACAATTCATGCATCAAATTCTGTTTTCTGCTTTCTCCTTTGCTCCGCTCGGAGAAATTACTTGCAACATCATGGACAAATTGAAATTTGGTAATCATATCAAGCCATTTTTCAATTTGAAAGAACAGTTGCCAGAATTATTTCATCATCAGATTTTTACGGAATATCGAGAGATTGAAAACCGAATCTGCGAAATCAATAATGATATGATGAATGATTTATACGCCAACAAAGCGGAAAATCCACCGCTCTTTTTGGTTCTGTTTGATTTCCCAGATACCTATAACGAAAACACCCTGCTCAACTTGAAAAATATACTGGAAAATGGGCACAAGTGTAACATTCATGTCATTCTCCACGGCAGCCGTCCGAAAGAGGAGGGCTATAAAAAAGAATCGAATAAACTGGCAAATGAAATTCTCTCTCTTTGTGTTCCCATTTCGCAGAAAGAATGGAATTGTGATGGCTTTCCAATGACCGTTCCACCGTTTCCGACTGCCAAACAGCTAAAACTGTTTCAAGAAACATATGTTCAGGATTATCGAGCAAATCAGAATTCTAGAAATCTACAGAAATTTCCACGGATTCAGGAACTACGTGCTTGCAGCCAGCCAGAAGCGGCAGAGCAGCTTTTGCAGCAGATGGAGAACCAATTCGATGCACCTTGCAGCGATTGGAATACCACCATTACACAATTTCCAAATGCAATTCCATTTGCAATCGCTTCTGTTCCAAGCATGGCACTGTCAGGAACAGCTGCATCTGCTTTGATACATTCCAATCGTCCTGAAATCAAGTTGCCCTATGAAATGAACTTTAGAAAACAGGCGAATTTTATTCTTCATGTGGATGACCAATCGGAAGCCTTTATGCAGCAGCTTTCTGCACAAATTATTTGCAATTATCTGCGGGCATTTCCGGTTTCAAAGGGCAGAGTCGTTGCCATTGACTGCAAAAAAGCAGGTGGAAATACCGTGGCATTTCAAGCATTTTCGTTGAAATTTCCGGAAGTATTGGAACGGGTCACTGATCACCAAGCCGTTTCTAAAATCCTGAAAAACCTTGCTGCACAGATTGTAAGCTGGGGAACAAAATTCAAAGATGGAGAAAATCATATTTTGGACTATAACCAAAAACATCCAAAAATCTCCGAGATTTGTACCCTGCTGATGATTTATAATTTTCCTGCTGCATTTGAGGGGTATTCCAAGGAAAACTTCAGCTATTTAAAGCAGATTATTGAAAATGGCAACAAGTATGGTATTTATACCGTGCTTTCCTATGACCATCGGTGCGTGGAAAAAGATGCGGATTCTGAAAATTTGGCAGGCATTTTTGAACTGTTTCATGGAAATGAAATTGCATATTCCGATGGGACTTGTTATCACAAGCCTTCTCACTGTGTGCTGCATCCAGTGGCTGGCAATGCCATTACGGAAAAAGACTGCGAGCTGTTTGAATCCTATCAGAAGCAATCCGAACAAGTTGGAATTTCGCCAGAAGATATTCTAGACCAGAAACGATTCCAACGGTCAAATTTAACGGGCATTTCCATTCCAATCGGAATCGGTACAGGCGAAAAAATTGTAGACTTGAAACTCAGTGCCAGAGATACCAATGTACATGCCTTGATTTTGGGCGGTACACGAGGCGGAAAATCTGTTCTTCTGAATACCATCATTATGAATGCGATGCTCTGCTATGCACCGGAAGAGTTGCAACTCTATCTGCTGGACTTTAAAGACGGGGTTGAATTTGAATTATATCGCCATTATCGGTTGCCCCACATTCGGGTATTGGGCTTGGCATCACAGCCAGAATTCGGAAAAAGCATCTTAGAATCCCTGATGAAAGATATGGAACAGCGGTCAGAGATTTTTGGAACGTATACCAATATTGACGACTACAACCACAATTCTGGGAAAAAGTTGCCACATTTCTTGATTATCATTGACGAATTTCAGAGCTTTTACAGCAATGATATTCCAACCAAATGCAGAAATGCAATTGTTTCCATGACACATGAACTTCTTGCGAAAGGCGGTGCGTTTGGATATCATTTCATCATGGCATCGCAAAAGAGTGCAACTGTTCGCTCTTTGCAAATGCAGGCAGGGGATATTGATTTGATGACGGTTCGATTTGGACTGAAATGTCTGGAAAACGACTATGAATTTCTGTTTAAGGAACTCGGAAATGATGCTTATCAGAAGCGAATTGGCCCGCCGGGAACTGCCATTATGAACCCGAATATTGCAGAAGGAAAGAGCAATGAAAAGTTACGGGTTGCCTTTTTCGGAAAGCGAAGAAATGAATTCTTGCAGGAAATTCAGGACGATTTGCAACAAGTTCCGATGTATAAAAATTATACCATTTTCTCCATGTCTGACCATTCGAATACGTTGGATTATTTATCGCCGGCTTTACGGGATTCTAAGTGGGTAGAGATGCAGCTTGCTCTGCCAGTAAAGGTAGCAGACCCCTTTGTCATCGAAATGAACCGGAAAAATAACCACAATCTGTTAATTGGCGGAACAGACGAAGAGTTGCCAGACAATCTGGTAAAGAATTATCTGTTGTCTGCACTTTGGAATCGCACTGCCACAGTGTATTGACGGGGAAATCCTGATTGAAGAAAATCGAAATCGGTTGTTCTATCAGGTTTTAAAACGGCATTTTTCCAAACGATTCTATCTTGCAGAAAGTGATGCAGAGATTGTTTCTTTCCTGGTGCAAGTCTATGAGATTTATCAGCAGAGAAAACGAAAGAATACCACCGACCCCATTTTTGTTGTCGTGAAAAACGTGCAGAATGTGCAGCTGGTGAAAAAGATGTTTGAACGGGATCGCATCTTGATGAACGATTACTTGGATGAAGAAATGCCAGCAGAAGCAGAAACAGAAGTTTCTGAACCGATTCCCTCCGCAGAAGCACTGAAAGAAGAAGCAGACCAGTTTGCTGCTGTTGACCTTTCCTTCTTACTAAAGAAAACCGCTGCAAATCTGCCCGAGTCGGAATTCAAAAATCCGTTCGCTTCTCTTCGCTGGGACAGCACGCCGCCTGAAGCACCAAAACCAACCCCAGAGCCGCCAGTTGCACCGAAACCCGCTCCAAAGCCAGTTCCACCTGCTCCAAAGGCTGCACCAGTGAACTACGATGTCAGCAAGATTCTGGAGGAACTGCTCAAAGAGGGAACAATGCGAAGCGTCTATTTCTTATTCGCAACGTCAGAAGTAAAGCGGCTGAAAGAAATGAATGGTTCTCTGTTGAAAGCATTTGAAGAACACCTGCTTTCAGTGGTCAATGCGGAGGAGTTGCAGTTTACCTTTGATGGCATGGAAGTTTCTAAGAATCTTCCGAAAGGCATTGCACAGTATCACCATATCAATGAAAATGAACAGATTCGCCCACATGTTCCGCCAGAACCGCAAGAACTGGAGCAGTTTCTGTCTAAAAATTTATAAGATCGGAAATGGGTATTCTGATTATGTATGTATTTGAGTTTTTAAAGAGAATGTTTCGGAAATCAAATACAACAGTTGTGATTTATCTGATTATCAACTATATCTTGATTTCTGCAATCATTGGGCTGTTGTTTTCTGGCGGCGGAGGCATTGGAATCCTATTGGGGTTCGTAGTGGGATTGGTTGCGTATATCATTTCCTTGGCGTTGGCATTATCTCCAGTTGGAGAGTGGCTGCTGCGGTTGCAGTGTCAATGCCATCCGATTGAAAAGCTATCTCCGGAATGGCAAAATAGTATCCTGCCGATTTTTCAGGAAGTTTACCAGCAGGCGAGAAGAGAAGATTCTTCGATTGCACCGGATATAAAGCTTTATTACACGGAAAATGAAGACGAAAACGCCTTTGCACTTGGCAGAAAAACCATTGCTGTTACGACGGGTGGTTTACAAAATCCAATGTTTCGAGAACAGCTGAAAGGAATCTTGGGACATGAATTCGGACATCTGGCACATAAAGATACCGATTTGCTGTTGCTGATTACCGTTGGAAACATGATTATTACCATTGGAATCACCATTTTGAAAATCATCATTCTTGCAGCGACTTTTCTTTTCAATGCGGCAGCAACCATTGTTGGTTGGCTTTCTCATGGTGACCGAGATCATGGCATCTGTGTTTTCTTCCTCAAATTGGGCACAAGCATTGCCTCTTTTTTGAGCTTGGTTTTCATCAATTTGTTTATGCGGCTTTGGACAAAAATTGGACAGCTTTTAGTGATGAAAGGCAGCCGAGAAAATGAATATGAAGCAGATGCGTTCGCTTGCCTGCTCGGCTATGGTCGAGAGCTTTATAGCTTTTTCCAATCAATGGGCGGTGAAGAAGAAGTAAGCAAGCTTGGAATTCTTGTCAGCACGCATCCGCCAACGGCACTTCGAATGGAACGGGTACAGAATCTGATCAATGAGCAGGAGCGGATTGCCAGAGAACGGACTGCTTCCATCAATCGAAGAGCCGATGACATTATGGAAAAGAGAGGGGCTCGGATTCCGGATTATGCAACAAGTTCTTCTGGAAGTCGTGTTTCAACAACTACGAGAAGTGTTCCGCCGATTCGTGTTGAAACACCACAGCCACAGCCGGAAAGACCGTATGCTGCGGTGCATTACTGCAAGCAGTGTGGTGCTATATTGAGCGAAGGTGCAAGATTCTGCAAAGCATGTGGTTCAAGCGTGCATTCAGAAATTTCTCGTTCTTATGAGCGTGCACCAATTCCAGCGGCGGCAGTTGTTCCACAAGCAAGAAAAACATGCCCACGTTGTCATGCTTCTATTAAAGCATCTGCTGCGTTTTGTGTAAAGTGCGGAAATCGTTTTTCTTAAACCAAAGGTTGATAAATAAGTAAGAGAGCACCCAATGCGAATGCAAAGGGTGCTTTTTGCTTGACAAATTTTCTGTTTTTTGCTATCATAGAGAATAGAAATTCATTTTTCAAGCAGAATAGAAAGGAGCAAAACAACATGCAAAATCAAAACATTGACCATGGAAACAAGTTTGACTGGGGAAAAACTTCTGCGGACTATGCCCGTTTTCGGGACATCTATCCGCCGCAGTTCTATGAAATGATTCTGAATCGAAACTGTGGTGCAGCTGGGCAACGGGTCTTGGATGTTGGAACGGGAACGGGTGTTCTGCCTCGAAATCTATATGCTGCTGGTGCACATTGGACAGGCTGTGATATTGCACCGAATCAAATTGCACAGGCAAAGCAGCTTTCGCAGGGCATGGAGATTGCTTATCTGGTTTCCACAGCGGAAACGCTGCCAACATTTGCAGAGCCATTTGACTGGATTACAGCATGTCAATGTTATTGGTATTTCGATGTTGCAAAAACAGCTCCAGCGTTTGCACGGGTATTGAAATCGGGTGGAAAGGTGCTGTTACTCTGCATGCAGTGGCTGCCATATGAAGACCCGATTGCACATGCCAGCGAAGAGCTTGTTTTACAATACAATCCGAACTGGAGCGGAGCAGGGGAGCGAAAGCATCCGATTGCAATTGCAGAGGAATGGCTTGATGATTTTACCGTTACCCATCAAATGGAAATTGATTTGGATGTACCGTTTACACGGGAGAGCTGGAATGGACGCATGAAAGCTTGTCGTGGTATTGGAGCGTCATTGCCGCCGGAAAAAATTGCTGCGTGGGAGGCGGAACATTTACAGCTGCTGGAGCAACTTGCACCGGAATCCTTTACGATTCGCCATTATGCAGCATTGGCGGAATTGACGAAGAAATCAGAAAAGGAAGTCGAATAAAACCGTAAAAAAAGTGTTGACAAATGAAAAAAATCATGTTATAATAAAAAAGAATCCAAAGAAGAAAGAGGAGGGCTTGACATGGCACAAAAACAAACACGTTCCAAACAGATTGCAGATAACCGTGCTGTTCGGCACTCTTATTTTGTATTGGAAGATTTTGAAGCGGGCATTGCATTGCAGGGAAATGAAGTAAAATCCATTCGGCAGGGCAATGTTAACTTGAAAGACAGCTGGTGTGACATTAAAAATGGAACACTGTTGTTAAAGGGTATGCATATTTCTCCCTATGAGAAAGACGGTTTAGCCCGTACAGATCCCAGACGGGAACGGCAATTGCTGATGCATAAACGAGAAATTTTGCGGCTGTTCGGAAAAATCAAACAAGACGGTTTGACCTTGATTCCATTGAATTTGCATTGGAGCGGGTCGAATGTAAAAGTGCAGATTGGACTCTGCAAAGGGAAAAAGCTGTATGATAAGCGACAGTCCGCAGCAGAGCAGGCAGCAAAGCGGCAGATTGATCGTACAATGAAGTCACAATACCGATGAAATCAGGAAAAACCTGTTTCTATAGAATGGGGGCGTAAAGGTTTCGACGGGGACTGTGCAGTGGAATAAGCGAGCAGAGTTGGCATCGTCTCTTCAAAACGGGGCACGTTTTAAATTAAACGCTAAAAGAAATATCTCTGTAAGCTTCAACAGAAGCTTGCAGGTAGCTGCCTAAGTCAGCTACTGTCGCCCACAGGAGTACCACGACCTGTGCTGCGGCATAACGCAGTGGTGAACGATTCTTCGGCCTGTTCACACCGTTGAATGGCATTTGAACTACGAACAGTTGTAGCCTGTTTGTCGGCGACTTTTGTTCGGAATTTGAAAAGATAAACTACGCTCGTAGAAAGTTGCAGGAATCGGTTTTCGGACACGAGTTCAACTCTCGTCGCCTCCACCATACAAAAACACGTAATCGGAAAGGTTACGAAACCCACGTAATCACGTTATATAGCGTGGTTGCGTGGGTTTTCTTTTGCAAATTTTGCCTGATTTTTCGGGAGTTTAAAGCGGATTTGACCGTGACCTGATTAAAATGCGTCGTATTTTCAGGATACCCTTTTCTTACGAGAAAAATGGGAAAATGGGAAAAACAAGTGTGCTTTTTTGTGTACTATGATTTGTATTCCAAAAAAATTGGCATAAGAACAATCATCTTAAATGTGGCGATAATTAAAAAAATTCATAAGTAAAAGCGACAGCAGACACCTACAAAATCATTGATAGGCATCTGCTATTTTTTTAAAAAGGACTTGAAAATAGGAATGAAATATGCTAAAATAAATATAGTTTATGATAAAAAGACACAACTCTTGAGCAAAATGAACATATTAGAGAATCTGTAAGATTAGCAGGTTAGAAATTGTTGAAATAAGAAAAAGAATGTGTACGGATCACTTGAATTTTTCAATATATTGTGGTATCATAATTTTAAATAGATGTAGTAAGAAAGTTACAGGTAAAAATACGAAAATAGATTGGAAGGTCAATAATGGCAGAAAAAACAAATGCAAACATCGGATTTGAAAAACAAATATGGGATGCTGCCTGCGTATTGTGGGGACACATTCCTGCAGCAGAATATCGAAAGGTAATCGTTGGATTGATTTTCCTTCGATACATATCTTGTGCTTTTGACAAGAAATATCAGGAACTTGTTGATGAAGGTGATGGTTTCGAAGATGATAAAGATGCCTATACAATGGATAACATCTTTTTTGTTCCAGAAGATGCAAGATGGAATAAGATTGCAGAAGCAGCACATACCCCCGAAATTGGCACTGTGATTGACAACGCTATGCGGGCAATTGAAGAGGAAAATAAATCGCTCAAAGATGTTTTGCCTAAAAACTACGCAAGCCCTGATTTGGACAAACGTGTTCTTGGTGACGTTGTGGATATTTTTACAAATAATATTGATATGAGTGAAACTGGGCAAGATGAGGATTTGTTCGGTCGTACCTATGAATATTGTATCGCAATGTTTGCGGAAAAAGAGGGGCAGAAAGGTGGAGAATTTTATACACCATCAAGCGTTGTAAAAACACTGGTTGAGATTTTGAAACCGTTTGAAAATTGTCGTGTCTATGATAAAGCAGTTGCGAGATTGATACAAGGAATACCGCAAAAAGGCTTGATTTCAGGGCTTTTCGCAGACGGCAGACCGATGAGGTCTTATTTTTTTGCCCTGCCGCCGGGGGCGAAGAATGCGCTGGGTGCATAATTCAACGAACAGCCCCAGTTCGTTGAATTATAGGGTGTTCGTTAAAATGTAGAAAAGCCGCTGGGTGAATGTACCACTCAGCGGCTATGACTAATTTTCATAGAATATTCTGTTATCTAGTGTAGTAAAAGGATGACCGTACTTCAAAACCAACATCAATCAAACTTGGAACTGTTCTGCCATGGTTGTTGCACCGAAGCATAACCTGCTCAATAGTGATACCAAAATGGTTCGCCGCAAAAACAGCTTCGAAATAGCGACAAAAGGCTAAGCGGCGTCCATTTGCTCCGTTTGATTGTGGATAGTTGATTTCTTCTTGAAGTGTAGTCCAATAAATCAAATGGATAAGCTTATCACAGTTATCTATTTGCGGATGCTGTGAAGAAACCACGCTTGTCCCATTTTTGTAAATATCATCAAGGAGTACATACTCTGGATAATGCCCACTTGAACAATTGTACAAGAAACTACTAATATCTGCGTGTGTTATAGCTTTACCATTTATCTCCATTCTATAATCACCGTGTTGTTTATAGCCCGGGTATTTTATTACAAGTTCAGGATAATTATTGTATGGCGTGAATTGTCCTCACTGATTATTGGAGACGAGATTTCTCATATACTGGATTCCTTCTTCGTAGTTCATATTTTTATTCTCCTTCCAAATTGCCTGTGATTGCGCTTCCAATGCTATTAATCTTTTCAACGATAACCTTTACGCATTCGTCAGTGTGTTTGAGTACTTGTTTTTCCCAGAAATGAACGGTAATCCACCCCATTTCTGTCAGTTGCTGATCAACTCTTCTATCTCGCATAATGTTTTCTTCGATTTTCTCAATCCAATAATCACGATTATGTTTTAAATGCTTTTTTCGTTTTTCCCAGTTCTCTCCATGCCAAAACTCGCCGTCAACAAAAACAGCGATTTTGTATTTTGTAAGGGCTATATCAGGAGAGCCGGGAAGTGGTTTGTAATTTCGTCTGTATCTAAAACCAATGTGCCATAAGCGCTTGGCGAGGAGTGTTTCGGCTTTCCCATTTTTGAGCCTAACTTTACTCATACGTTTCCTTATTTCAGGAGTAGAGTCATAACTCTTAGGATGCTTCATATATTATCACATCATTTCGTTTTACTTGATTAGGTGTAATGTAAAAGACAGCATCTGCTAATCTCTTAAGTAGCTTTTTAGAAATAACTAAATTAACGGGTTTTTCAGCTAAATATCCGCTATAAAAATACTTTATCTCAGGAGTAACAATTGATTGTTCGATGTTGTTATCTATCATCCAATTAGCTTGTTTAAGCAGCTTTTCCGAAGGCAGTCCAATTTTACATAGGTACTCAAGTAGCAGATGTTTGTTTACTACAAACAACTCTACAGCAGTTAAATCATCAACCGTCATGTGCTGAATATAATCATACTTTCTAAGCTGAATACCACTTTTCGGCTCTATTATAGGTTTTCCTTTTACCCACATCAAAAAGTAGTATTGGGTTTGAAGCTTTTGATTGATAAACCAGCCTACTGTTTTCTCGCCATACCGGAACCATTGAATCTCAAAAGCAAATGTGGAAAGATTGGTATTAATGTACTTTAGAGCGCATTTTTCATCAATATTCAGAGTTTTACCATTATTAAGATATAGTACAGTATCAACACCTTGAAATTGTTGTTCAATTGACTCTATAGAGCTGAAATCATTAATCTTATCCAGAATCTTATTACTTCGAATCAAATTATAAAAGTACTTTGTGAGGTATTCCTTTACTATTCTTTCTCCTCTCATATCGGTTTCTCTAAGGGATTTACTCATAACAATCCCCCCCTTTTTTACACACTTTATTAAGGAATCACTGGAGTTTTATCAATGTATTGAATGACACCGTTCACATATGAATACTCAATGAGTTTCAAAGCATTCCATTTTTTGTTTTTTGCCGGATGACTGCCAACGATATAAGACCTTTGAACCACTTGGCTATAATACTCGTCAATACCACTTTCAAATTCAGCCGCTATTATACACGCTTGAATTGATTCATAGTCACCATATGCGTATTCATTACAGACCCAGTCAACATATTTTAATACTTGGTCTATGGTTTCACAACCCGTGCTATCTTTCTTTAATTCTGCAACAAGATATTTACACTGAATTGTTGTTCCTTCTAGGTACCGGGCTGCAAAAACA